TATGGGCGCCTCGAGGGGATAGATAACGGTCATTAGTTGAGGCATAATCACTTCTATTAGTCATTTCCCCACGTTAGATACTATTTATTTTGATTACCTATCAGATTTGGAGTAATTTCTATGTCTTCACTATTAGAAGAAGCGATCGTCGACGCAAAGGCCCTTAAAGAGGCAGCCCTCAAAAACGCGGAAAACGTCGTGTTAGAGAAGTATTCGTCCGAAGTAAAGGGCGCTTTGAGTACGCTTCTGGAGCAAGATGAGATGGGCTTCGGCCTGGAAGAAGGAGCCGAAGATGAGGGCACCGATGCATCTTTTACTGACGATGTCCCCTATGCTTTTCAGACTGAAGAATTAGATTCCCCCCCAAAAGATGAATTAATCGAGATCGACTTTGATTCCCTCAAGGCTCGAATTGAAGAAGAGGAAGCCGCGGGCATTGAGCCTTCGGCCGATTCTTTAATTGATGCCACTTCTGCATTATCTGAAGATAGTCAAACCGAAGACGAGGAAGGGATTATGTCTGCATCTGCAAGCGAAGACGAGGCCGAACTCGCCGGCTCGTCCGCGCGCACTAATCTAGAAGAAGATGAAGACGAAGATATTGCCCTTACCGAAGAAATGCTTTCCGATCTTATCGAAGAGTTGGTGGTCGACATGACACCTCGTCCGCAAGGTTGGGCATCTTTGGGCTCCGCTGATAATAGCATTGAGCAAGCCAATAATGATGCAATGGCCGCCGTGCAGGCAGCGCACCTTAAAGAGGACGAGGAAGAGGAAACAGAGGAAGCCTCCGAGACTGCGTCTGATGTCGTGTCAGATGCCAAACTTTACGAGAGTAAAATCAAAGAACTTACATTATCACTAAAGGGGCTATATGCTCTTTTAACTGAATCCAAAAGTCAGCTCACAAAGCTGAACTTGGAAAACGCCAAGCTTGTTTATCAAAACAAGGCATTAAGCAGCACCTCCCTGAATGAGCGACAAAAGAATAAAATTGTCGAAGCTGTTCAATCTGCCAATTCTGTTGAAGAAGCGAATATGATTTATGAAACAATTCAAAACGCAGTGGGTACCACGAATTCTAATACTAGAATGAGACCACAAACACTTCGTGAAGCTGTTACTAGACCAGTCTCGCTTTTACTCAACTCTAAGAAAAACAACGAGGCAACACACGATCCAAAGATGGATCGTATGCTGCGTTTAGCAGGTTTGAATAAATGACATTCAACAATAATTATAGGAGGTTATAAAATGTCTATTGTACAGAAATTAACCGAAGGTATCGTTAATCGCGACCTTTCAGCTGAAGGTGCCGCTCTCATTGCTAAATGGGAGAGTACTGGATTGCTTGAGGGTATCGGCGACGACACCAAACGGAACGGTATGGCCCGATTGCTTGAGAACCAGGCAAAAGAGCTGCTCCGTGAGGCCAGTTCGATGGCCGCGGGTGGAGATGTTGAGGGCTTTGCTGCCGTCGCATTCCCCCTTGTTCGCCGAGTATTCGGCTCTCTGATCGCCAACGATCTCGTTAGCGTTCAGCCGATGAGTTTGCCCTCGGGCCTCATCTTCTTCCTGGATTTCACCTTTGGTGGAACATATGGTGCGCCCACAGGAAACCGCTTGTCGAATGTGTATAACACTTCACTCTATGGCGGTGGCGCAGTAGCGGCTCAATTAACTGGCGGCGTCGATTTGGGTGGAACTACCCTTTCCAATGCCGAAGTTGGTCCGTATGCACTCAATAACGGTTACGCGTCTCCGACTGGTTCTGTTTCGGCACAGCTTGTTGTCGTTACTTCCGGATCTGTTGGTGCCGACGGCGTTCTTGTTTTTGATGGTTATGGTAACGAAGCCTCGAAGACTGCGGGAGATAGCAGCTATGCTCGTCAGGGCTTGCTGCAATTTGATGCTGATCTTACGTCCGGTTCGACGTTTGCCGTCGCCCGCGTGCCGCTGAGCACGTTCCAGGCTGGTGGCATCACCAACGGCCGCATTAATCTGAATGATTTTGTGAGCCTGATGTCGACTGATATTTCTAACGCCACGATTTTGCGTCATCACACCCGATACGATCCTTTGACGGGTAGTAACGCTAGCGCACCCGGACTTGTCGTCCTTGCGGTGAGTCGTGCAAACTCTGCTGGAGCAGGGGCTAGGACTACTGATCAAGTTAGTTCTTCTCTTGGTGCTGGAGCGTTGGCTTGGGAATATGCAATTGAGGACCAGTTCGGTGCTGGAGGGGCGGTTGGTTCCGTTCTTGCGACCGAAGCCTGGGGTCTTGAGAATGATCCTAACATCCCCGAAATCGACATCAAGGTCGATTCTGTGGCTGTTACGGCCATCACCAAGAAGCTCAAGGCTAAGTGGACTCCGGAGTTAGGACAGGATCTTAACGCCTACCACAACCTTGACGCTGAGGTCGAGCTTACTCAGATTCTGTCTGAGCAGATTGCTCTTGAAATTGATCGTGAGATCATGTCGGACCTTGTTAATGGTGCGACGGCCGGTGTTCGTTATTGGTCGCGTATTCCAGGTCAGTTCCTGAATCGCTCTACTGGTGCTGTTACAGGTACTGGTTCCTTTACTGGTAATGTGAGCGAGTGGTATGAGACCCTCATTGAGACCATCAATGATGTCTCGGCTGAAATCCACCGTAAGACTTTACGCGGTGCGGCTAACTTCCTTGTCTGCGGACCTGAAGTTGCCAATCTGCTTGAGTTTACGGCTGGTTTCCGTGCCAATGTGACTGCTGATAGCGACCGCGGCGACGCGGGTGCTGTAAAGGTTGGTTCGCTTTCTAAGAAGTTCGACATTATTGTCGATCCGTACTTCCCACGTACTCTGATCCTTGTTGGACGACGTGGAAGTAGCTTCCTCGAGAGTGGTTATGTGTATGCACCTTATGTGCCGCTGCAGACCACGCCTACGATCTTTGGAGTAGAGGACTTCGTGCCCCGTAAGGGAGTCATGACCCGCTACGCCAAGAAGATGGTGCGGCCTGACATGTATGGTTTGGTGGTTGTTAAGGCTCTGGTCTAAACTGCTATTATAACCTTGACATAAGGTCTAAATAGTGAAAGCCCCGTCTCTTTGAGGCGGGGCTTTCTATTTAGTAATAGTTCTAAAACAGGGAGAGTTTAATCAATGGCAATACCTAAGTTAAACCCGGGTTCGACCACCAATCTTAATGTATTGGCGGCCACTGGGACCACTTCAAATGTGGGTGCAACTCTTCCTTTTGGAATCTACGCCGGTTCAGTAACTTTTTTATCCGGTGCAGCAGATCAGGTGGCCTACACTTATAAGAAGTTGGGCGGCGATATTTTAGATATTGAGTTAGCTGAAGGTAGTGTTTATGCAGCATATGAAGAAGCCGTACTAGAATATTCGTATTTAGTCAATTTACATCAAAGTAAAAATTCTTTATCTAATCTTTTGGGAGCCACTACGGCTTCTTTTGATCAGGATGGCCAAATTGTAGCCGGCGATGCCCTCTCGGGATCTAATATAGCGCTAAAATATCCTAGATTTGATTATGGTTTTTCTAGAAAGATTTCTGAAAGAAGTATTACTGAAACGGGCCTCGGAGGAACACTCCCCATTTATTCTGGATCTGTAACCCGACACGCTGGCCAACAAGATTATAATTTGCAAACCATATTGTCTAGCTCTTCGGCATTAAGTTCTTCGGTTCCTTATTATCAACAAGTCCAGGATAAAAGAGTGATTATTCGAAAGGTATACTTCAAGACTCCGCGCGCCATGTGGAGATTTTATGGATATTATGGTGGTTTTTCGGTCGTTGGTAACATGAGGACATATGGCCAATATGCTGATGATTCTACATTTGAAATTGTCCCAACATGGCAAAATAAACTACAGGCTCAAGCTTACGAAGATGCTTTATGGACAAGGATATCTCATTATTCATACGAAATTAAAAATAATATGTTGAGAATATTCCCACAGCCTGATGCGACAAGTCCATCACAAATTTGGGTCGAGTTTTCTATTGAACAACAGCATGCCCCATGGGAAGAGGGTTCTGGGCAACCAAAATCTGGAATTGATGGCATTAATAACATGAATACACTGCCATTTCAGAATATTCCATACGAAAGTATTAACTCAATAGGCAAACAGTGGATTCGTCGCTTTGCTCTGGCTTTAACTAAAGAGATTTTGGGTCAAGTGAGGGGTAAATTTGGTGCAATTCCTATTCCGGGAGAATCTGTAACGCTAAATGCGTCTGATTTATTAACTCAAGCTAAGAATGAACAAGACGCGTTAAGAGAGGAGCTGAAAACCATACTTAACGAGCTTACTTATGCTGAAATGGCCACGAAGGACTCTACGTTGCAGGATTCCACTGCTAAGGTGCTCCAAAACATCCCAGCCGGCATTTATGTGGGGTAAGTGAAGATGGCACCTCGTAGAACCGAGAAGAAAATAAAGAATAAAAGCGCTAATAAGCGAAATTATGTGGGTAAGAAAGAAGTCGCCGACAAATTGAGAGAGGTTACATTTTCTCCATCCACTTTGGAAACTATCGACAGGGCTGTTCTAACATATGTTGATGAAGGGTTAAATTTATCTGTTACAACCAATACCGGCTTTAGGAAAGTGCCCGTTTTGTGGGTTACTTCCGAGAGGTCCTACCAACTAAAACATAATAAAGACCTCCGAGACGGACAGGAAACACTTAAGTTGCCGCTGATGACCGTTAATAGAGCCACTGTAACGAAGGACCCTGGTTATCGCGGTGCTTTGTATGCTAATTTATATCCCGCTAACGATGAAAAGGGAGGCACCATAGAAATTGCTAGGAAAATCAACCAAAAAAAGACAGCAGAATTTCAAAATGCGTTCTCAAAAAGAAAATATGGCGTTAAAAAGGATGTAAGGTCAAAAAACTTTAATACTAACGCAAGAAATATGTCGACCCAGAGGGTGGTTTATGAAACACTTACGATTCCAATTCCGACTTGGGTTAAAATTACCTATGAAGTCACTCTACGGTCAGAATATCAACAACAAATGAATGAATTAACTCAACCCTTTATGACGATACCGGGAAATTCTAGAATGCCGGCTCGAATTACTAGTGAAGGACACTATTATGAAGTATTTATTGATGGTGGTCTTACGAATGACTCTAATCAAGCGGCACTCGGCATGGAACAGCGTAATTTTGAAACAACAATACCAATTGAGGTTCTGGGATACTTAATTGGAGAAGGGGATAATCAAGAAAAACCAAAAATTGTTACCCGAGAAAATGCAGTAGAAATAAAGCTCGGTCGAGAACAAACTATTTTTGGGGATATCCCCGAGAATATTAAAGATGGTTTTTATAGAGAATAATATAATACCATTGACGGTAAATAATACTATTTACTTAGTAGATTCCGTTATCGAGGGAGAACCAAACGAATGTCAGTTAAAAATTTCAAATTTGTATCGCCGGGAGTCTTTGTCGATGAGATTGATAATTCTCAGGTCCCACGCGAACCAGGCCCCATCGGCCCAGTAGTTATTGGCCGCGCAGAAAAGGGCCCTTCCCTACGACCAGTTGAAGTTACGTCGTTTTCAGATTTTGTTCAGAAATTTGGTACACCAAGTGCCGGTGATTCCGGCAATGATGTTTGGCGCAGCGGCAACAACAAGACTGCATGCACTTATGGAATGTATGCAGCCCAAGCATATTTAAAAAATAATGCTCCTTTAACCTATGTTCGTTTATTGGGTGCCCAGACAACTGCTGATGGTGGCCCTGCGGCGGCTGGCGGCAAGGCCGGTTGGGCACAAACTAACGCATGGGGTCTTTTTATATTTGAGTCTGGCTCTAGTGGTACCGCTTTAACAGGTGCTTTGGGCGCGATTATATATGCTAATTCTTACGCTTCGCCTGGATTGTCCGGAACTATTGCTTTCGCTCCCCGCGGCGCCGACGACGCGACGCCGATTCGACCCGCATCGACAAGTACCGAGAGCACGAATGAAGTGGTTTTCTCGGGCTCACAAGTGCTTATCGGAGACACTGGCACAGAATTCGAATTTAATCTGAGAATGCCGGGATATTCAGGCTCCACCCAGGCTGCTGTCTTAAAAACAACGCTTAATTTTAGCGAGAACAGCCCGCGTTATATTCGAAAGGTACTAAATACCAACCCACAATTAATGAACAGCGGCATCACTAGCGCCGAGACGAGAGTTAATTATTTCTTGGGAGAGACATTTGACCGCCACGTGAAAGCAAACATTACCGGAGGTACTCTCAATAAGACATATGCGGCTTTGGTAAAATTATTTAGCGCCGGCAGTTCGCTCAACGGAGCTACCTTCTATGGTTCCGCCCAGTCTGCACAAACCCCATGGATTATTAGTTGTAATCTGGGATCTGGACAGAAAAACCTATTAAGGTTCCATGCTTTAGATGTACAGGGCGACTGGACTAATAAGAATATTAAAGTTTCAATTCAAGATATCAAGGTATCATCAAATGATACCACAGATTATGGCACATTTACGGTCGTCGTACGATCGCTTAGTGATTCAGACAACGTTGTAAGAGTTATTGAACAATTTACTAATTGCAATCTTAACCCTAATTCGCTGGATTATGTGTCGCGCAAGGTCGGTGACAAATATCGGCAGTGGTCTGAGACTGAGAGGCGATACTATGAAACTGGCGATTGGGATAACCGGTCTGATTTTATTCGCGTTGAGGCGGCTTCTGATGTCGATGGTGGTATTTTAAATGCTAGTTACTTGCCATTTGGTTTCAAAGGAGTTACCAAGTGGGTCGATGAGACCTTTACTAGCGGCAGTAACGGCGTCGGCACCGCCAACACCGGTTCGTGGGTCACTGGCTCTGCGGATAACTGGTCTGCGCCAGCAAAAAATCCTGTACCGTCATATTGTGGTAGTACTAATGGCTGGTTAATTCTTAGTGGTACGGCCGGCACTGACGTTTCATGTAAGCTGTTGTACCCGGCACCTGAGTTGCGCGTTGCTGCTGTTTCTGGCAACTTAAGTGTTAAAACAGATGCCTATTTCGGATTCCAAGTTTGGAAGTCTAGCGGCGGTACTGTTTTTGATA